TTACTCCTTTTGTAAAAGGCGTTACAGAATCAGATATTGGCAAAAGAATTGGTCTTCCAACTATTGAGGAAGTTAAGGCTTTTGTTAAACCACAACCATCAGCGGCACAGGTTAAGGCGGCTTCTATTTCTTCTCAGGCATTAGGACAAGATTTGCCAAAGGTATTAAGCATCCTTAAAAATGCTCCTGAAAACGCATCTGTGGCAGAAATTACTGCATCTTTAAATAACCCAACTTGGCAATCATTGATTACTAACGCCTTAGAGCGTGATCCACAGTTCTTAAGAAAAGTAAAGTTATTTGGCGAAGAAGAATCATTGAAGGCATTGTCAAAACTTGCTGGTGGAACTAATGCGGCAGAGGTTCGTGGCGTTCTTGAAACTGCTAAAAAGAACTTAAATGCCATGACTACACCCCAAAGAGAGGCGGCTCTAGATCGTGCTAACTTAGGCAAACAAGTGGCTGATTACGAAGCAACTGCTGGAAAACTAAGCGCAGAAGCGGCGGCACAGGTTCAGAAAGTTAAAGACTTGATTGCCGCAGGTGATACCGCAAGAGCCTATGCTCGTCTTGATTTGATTAAGCGTGGCTTACCAGTTGGCGCATCCAAATATACATTTGCTGATGAATTGGCTGAAAAAGCCTTTAATGAGTGGTCAAACAAGGCGGCTCAAGCATCTCTTGATTTAGGTCAAGGTGCTAGGTTTAATCAGCAAGCGGCAGATGCTTTGCGTTCAGTAGGAATCAAGCCACTAGAAGGCAATCAACTTGTAAGAAACATATCTGCAATTGGAAACAATCCAAACTATGCTGGTAATGACTTATTGCAAGGAGCAATTAAGAATGTTGCGGATGACATAGCACAATGGACTGCTAGTGGTGGCGTGATTGACGCTAGAGCATTGGATGCCATTAGAAAGAACTCAGTCAATGCGGCAATAGCACGATTACGCCCTGGCATGGATGCAAATGCTCAAAGAAACCTTGCTTCTAGCGTTTTGTCTGACATTCGCCCTGCTTTAGTGGATGCTATTGAGCAGTCTGGTGGCAAAGGCTATCGTCAATACTTGGCAGACTACACAAAGGGTATGCAAACTATTGCACAGCGCAAACTTACTGGTGAGGCAATGCGCCTATACAAAACCAATCCTGATGAGTTTGTTCGTCTTGTCCAAAACGAGTCTCCAGAGGCTGTTGAGAAGATTCTTGGCCCAGGAAAATACAACATTGGTGTTGAGTTAGCAGATAGCACAATGGGTGTATTGCGTGATTTGGCAAACAAGCGGCTCACACAAATATCGGTTGCTCAACAATCAACAGAAGGTCAAAAGGCTGTTGCTGAACTTGTTAAACAAAATACGGCTCTTGTTCGCTTGCCATCATTCATCAATGTGTTTGCGGCGGCTGGTAATAAAGCCATTAGCGAGTATGAAAAGGCTCTTGGCGTTAAAACCATGAAGACATTGACAGAGGCAATGAAAAACCCACAAAGTGCGGCTAATCTGCTAGATGCTTTACCTACCAATGAGAAGAATCGTGTTACTCGATTGCTTACAGACCCAAGTAGTTTGAGAACATTAACCCAATCTGCTCAAGAAACGCAGCAAGACTAGGAGTTACCCATTGATCCTTTTTCTCTCCTCATGTTGGCGCAAGGTGCAGTTGGCTTTATTAAGCAAGGCTGTGCAATGCTCCATGAGGGGCGAATGGAACTTGAAGGTGCTAAGAAGACAGTTGAAGGTGTCCTTGCAGATGTCAAGGCAATCAAGGGCATTTGGCAGTGGCTCATTGGCCTACTTAGCGGAAAGCCCAAGTCCAAGCCAACAGAAGAAGCCCCCAAGCCTCTGGCGAAAGCGAAAACCGCTTCCAAGAAGCAACAGTCTTATGAGGAGATGGAACTCTTACTCATTAAGGACATTGGTGAGAAACTTGGTCTTTTATTCGATACACAACAGCAAATCAACAATTACTATCGGTCATTAGAGGAAGAATCAAAGAATGTCTATGATCCTGACCAAAATAGTAGCAAGAAAGCGATTGAGAGGACTCTAATTGAGTTGCAACTTGAGAAACTGATGGAACAAGTGAGGGAGGCGATGGTGTATGCGCCTGCTGAGTTGAAGGACTTGTATAGCAGATTCTTGAAGATGTATGCAAAAATTGAGCAAGAGCAAGAGTGGGCGAGGTCTGAGATGATCCGAAGGGCAAGAATAGAGCGTTGGAGACAAGAACAAAGGGAAATTCGCCAGATTGAGATGATAAGTGGGTTGGTTGCTGTTGGGTTTATTTCATTGATCTTTGGGTGGCTGATGTGGCAACTGCAAAACTTATCTGGTGGGTTTTAATTGGAGTGATGCTCTGTGTTGTTGTTGGCGCAACCTCAATGGCTTATGTGGAGACTCTTTACATGAAAGCACAACTCAAGCGAGAGATCAAGGAATTGAGAAAGTTAAAGAAGGAAATCCATGAGATACGCCATAGTCCTACTTCTAATGCTGGTAGCGTGTGACGAACGTGTGAGATATTTTTGTCAGGAGCCTAAGAACTTCTCTGCCAAGCGTTGTCAGCGTCCTGATTGTCAATTTAGTCAAGATTGTCCTGATTACTTGGTTGCCCCAATCCTTGAAAAGCAAGCCATAGTACCAGCGCAAACCCCATCGGAGCCACAAAAATGAGATTTGAAATCAAGACAGTTGATGAATTGGTAACAATCATTCAAGCCGTTGTATGGGCATTTGTGGTTATTGTTTTAATGTTTGTCTTTGGTGGAATTGTCAGTTCTATGCTGTATTCGGTGATATTTGTCACCCAACCTATAAAGTCAATGGCTCCTATTGACCAAGCATTTACCAAGATGCTAAACGATATTGTGCTTATCATGGCAAGCAGTATCACCACAATCGTGAGTATGTTTGCGGTCAACAAAGGTTCAAAAGCCTTGGCAGAAAAGATTGCTCCTTCTATTATTACTCCACCAACAACACCGACTACGCCTATACCTGTAAGCGCACCCCAGTCGGTTACTTCTAATGATTTGCCAGCATGGGTGAACCCTCCTTTGGATGAGGAATGGAGAGCACCACCACCGCCTACTACTCCACCTGACTATATTGACCCTGAGAAGGAGAAAATAGCCAATGAGAGGGCATTAGCGAGGGCTGATCAATGATTCCTAATCCTTGGGTAATCTTAGGCGTTCTATTGGCTTTAGCAGGCTTTTATGGCTATGGACACCATAAGGGATGGGATGATCGTGATATTGAGATGCAAGCAGAGATTGCTGTCAAGAACGAGGAAGCCCGTATAAAAGAGCAAGAACTCACCAAACAACTTAATGAAAACTCAACCAAGTTACAGGAGGCCAATAATGCCATTACTGAAAAACAGTCTAGTCTTGATCGTGCTATTCGTGCTGGTAGGGTGCGCCTCCCGTCCACAAGTTGCGTACAAACCAGTTCAAGTACCCCCGTTGCCAGCGGAGATAGCGCAAAAGCGGGAAGCCAACCTAACGGACAGGCTAACTCAACTGCTGACGAAGCAGAACGACAAACCCTTGCCGCCATCGCAGAAATAGTAGCCCAAGGGGATAGAAACACATTGCAGTTAAATGCGTGTATATCAGCCTACCAAGCAGTAATGGAGAAAGTAAATGACAGTAAACGCTGACCAATTGGTAAAACTACACATTGATCCTAGTTTGGAGGGTGTCTTTAGAGAAACATTCCAGAAGTGGAATATAAACACAGTTAGACAACAGGCGGCTTTCATTGCTCAATGCGGTCATGAGTGCGGTAACTTTAAGACACTTGAAGAAAATTTAATGTATAGGGCTGAAACATTGCTCAAATTGTTCCCTAGAACACCTAAAAGGGCATGGGGTTTTACGCCTGAAGAAGCCAAAGCATACGAAAGACAGCCTAAACGCATTGCCAACAGGATTTATGGCAATCGTATGGGAAACAGGGATGAAGCCTCTGGTGACGGGTATCGGTTTCGTGGATCAGGTTGGTTACAGTTGACGGGACACGATAATTTCTACCATGCAGGCAAGGCTTGTGGCGTTGACTTTGTGATGCAACCAGACCTAGTGAGAACTGCCCAATATGCCGCTATAAGTGCTGGCTGGTATTGGGCGACTCATAACTGCAATCAAATCGCTGAGTCTGGAGATTGGTTGGCCTTAACCAAACGGATAAATGGCGGGACTATCGGGTATGAAGATAGGGTCAAGCACACAAACCATGCGCTTGAGGTTCTAGGCTAATCACTTCTCTTGGCTAAACCAAAGGATAGCGAATAGCATTCCTACGCCTATAAGTGCGCCAAGAAACAGCAAGACAAAGATAGTGAGGATTGTCTCTATCATGTGTTCTTCTCCTTGAGTTTGGCTTCAATGCCTCTGAAAAATTCACGCCAAAAACTATCGGTCGGGTCTGATGCTTCCATTTTTTCAGCGCAATCTGCAATTTCCTCATCCGTCAGCCCAACCCATGTGCGCTGTGGTGGGGTGGTGTAGAGGGTGTGCTTGCCTTTGGGTAACTTTTGCAACAAAGAAAAATTGGCACAGTTGTCATAAAACTCATGCACATCTACTACCGCCACAGGCTCCTGCTCTACTGGCTCAAAAAATCCTTCATTGTTTACATCCATGTCTTACTCCTAATCAAATCCTCCAAGGACTTGAATAGCGTAAATACGGCACTCAGGAAGGCGGGTGCAATCATGCCTGCTACGAATATAAATACTTCACTCATACTTTGACCTTTAAAACTCGTTGTTGTTTGCCTGACATACCTGCCCTTGTCAAACCCGTATCCTCAATATACCCCTTTTCTAGCAATCCTTTAAATCTTGCCGTGACGCTAGAGTAGGGCTTGCCTGGCAACCTTGCCAACACCTCATCTTGGATACAGCCATCAGGGAATGTGGCTATTACCTCGTAAACCAACTGTTCTAGGCTAGTTGTGTTGACACCCTGTGCCGCTTGTTTGCTTGTTGGTGGCGAGTCTTTCCTTGCCAACTTAAATGCTGGTGAACCAAAGAACTTCTCTACTTCACCACCGAACCATGTTTTGTCTAATATGCTCATTTGAGAACTCCTGTTAAAAACCATATCAACTCCTGTTAAAAATTGGGTGGAGGTACTCGCTACACCGACATTTGGGAGTCCAAACCTGTTGTGTCAGCATCCGCTTTCCCCCGTTTTGACTAGAACGGAATATCGCTATCCTCTAAATTCTTAGGCGCAGGCTTGCTTGTAGGTGGCTGTGCATCTTTTGGAGATACTGCCAAGCCCATAAACTTGCCTGATTTACCTTCCTTGATCCAAGCAGACAACCAGTATTCTGTGCCGTCCACCATGATCGAGCCTTTGTAGTCAGGATGTTTCTCCTGTTCCTTCTTGTCGTTTTTGAACAACACACCTGAGTTGTCACGAACGCCTTTATTATTTTCCATATTAACCTTTCAGATCATTTAACTTATTAACTTTGTCATCCACTTCTTTTAAGAACTGAATAACCTCTCCTTCTAGTTCGGCAAGATACTTGTCATCTCTGGGTATCCTTTTGACAAACAATTGAAGTCCCTCTGGCATCCGTGGGTCGTAACTCACGAAATCGCACCAACTACGCCCTGTGCAAGTCATCTGCCATTGCATCTGATCGTAGTATTTCTTTGCTATCTCACCGCCCAACACAGTATCAATGTGCGTTGCAGTATTGGGACACTTGATCTCTAAGCATCCATCATCGCCCACCAAGCCATCAGGAGAGGCGGCAGACATAGCAATCGTTGGATGGTCAATAGCACCTACCTCGTCTACCAAAACGCCTGTTTTAGCCTCGTATGCGGCTCTAGCAAATGGTTCGTTGGTTGTTCCCCACTCCATTGCCGCATTTGTGTATGACTCAGCGACTTGGTTGGTCATGCGCTCGACTACCAACTGAGCCATGTAGTTAGCACGACTCGTTGAATAACCTGACTTTGTTTTAGCAACGATGTCAGAGATGCGTGATGCAGTCGCCTTCCCGATTCTGCTCTCAAACCAAGCACTACTTCCTTGTACGATTTCATCACTCATGCTTCCCTCGCTTTCATCATTGCGTCTGCTACTGCATAGGCTATATCAGACAATTTTTCCGCACCACCTTGCGCTAACTGAGCATTTTTACCATTTAGAACAGCATCCCAAATTTGAGCACCAGTTAATGCTTGTGCCGCAAAGTAATCACGCAATGTCATGCCGTTGTATTGGCTTAATTCTTTGCCCCATTTAAAGGATACTGGAAATGCTGGAATATCGTTCATTTCAACCCCTTCTTCTTAGCATCCTTAGCGGCAATCATCTTGGTCTGCCATGCCTTGTTGCCATCAGTAGCCGCAAATGCCTCGATGTAGATGTTCTTTAGTTCATCAACTGTGGTGGTGGCTTGAATAGCCGCAATGTAGTCAAGCATCCGTCCCTCATCAGGAGTGCCTTCATCGCTCTCACCTTCAGGCAAATCTTCACCTGCATAGATGTATAAGCCCAAACCATGAAGACTGAGTGCCTTGGTCATACAACGCATGATGGCTGTATTGACTGCAAATGCGTCTGGGTTAGGGATTGCTTTATTGCGATAGTCCATCACGGGAAGTTGGCAGGTCATTGGTTTGCCATACATAGTGACTGTTACGAACACCATTGCTGTGCCATTGATGTCCATGTAACACTTATCGCCAAACATTTCTATCTTGTACCATGCGCTTGAATCAGCCTTTAAAGCCTCTGCCCAAGCCCATGCCCATGATAGGTATGTAAGACCATTCTTCTTCTCTGTATGCTCGTTGACGTTTGTCTTGAGCAACTTCTCTATTAACTCCTTGCGATCAATTAAGTAACCCTTTGTTTGTGGATCGACTACAAGGTCTTCCGTATTAACTTTATCTTTCATCATTTACTCCTTTTTAAATATTCACTATGTTTAACTTGCTGTTCACCTATCCAATGACTGAGCATAACTAGATCATTCTGAATTGCGCTTATGTCTTGGATGAACCCATCATACTTCTTGTTCAAGCATTTTTTATCTAGGGTTTTCACCGATTGTTCTATCCTCATTAGGATGGTTGAGTAGTCGTTCAAAAGTATCTCCAAAGTGCAACTGAAACCATGCTGATAACAGTTATTAGTCCAAATAAAACCCAGACATCGTGGATGTTTGGTGCGCTGTAATACGCTCCCTCAAAGATGCCTTCATTGACATAATCCTTTGGGAACGCTTCCTGTAATGTTCTAGGAAACATACGGGTTGTGGGATTGAATTCATCCATTGAGAATCTCCTGTGCTATTTGTTTTTGATCATTGGGAAACAAGTATTTGAACTCTACAAAGTGGTTTTCATAGCAACAAGTAATCTTCTCACCTTGTGGCTCTAAGCAATAGCAACAGTAGTAAACCTCTTCCTGTTCCTCATAGATGGCTTGTAGTTCGTCTTTGATTTTCATGCTTGCTCTCCCAACTTAATACATTCCATGCCAGCCCAAACGCAAACAGGCTCAGGCTTGCACATAATGACAAAACCCTCTATGTCACCATCACCACCGCATGATTGAACTTCGTACCCATAGTCGCCAACTTGAATAATCATAGGTGCGGATGGGTCTATGTTCATGCTAGTGTCGTTGCCCAACATCTTGTCTCTTGTCCATGCCTGTGCAGTCTCCATCATGGCTTCCATGACGAACCACATTGATTGAGAGTTCAACTTCATTTTATTTTTCCTAATTTAATCTGGA